GGCAAAGCTAAATAATATAGCCCAGATTCTGCAAGACAGATTTAATTGGGTTATGAACGATAACGGCCTGATGACCACAACTGGGGGAAAATACTACGACCCTGAAACACGAGATTTTGTAACTGATGAAGTATACAATTCAACTCCGTCACCTATGCAAGAAGGCCTTGCGTCTGATCCATTAACTCCAGCTATAACCCCAGAGGTCACCCCAGCGGTTACTCCTGCTATAACTCCAGCTATAACCCCAGAGGTCACCCCAGCGGTTACTCCAGAGGTTACTCCGCAGGGCATAATGGCCCCCGCAGTAGATCTGTCTGGTTTAGCACAGGGCACAGACATGAATACTCAGTTTACTGGACTTGAAGGTCTGATAAACCAGTATAACACTGATCGAACTAATCAGTTAACTGAAATGGGAACAGATGCTGAAACTGCTTTCAAAAAAGTTGGTACGGATACAGCCGCTGGTTTTAGCGCAGTAGACACCAGATTCAATACAGTTGATGCAGCCAATAAGGGAATCCAAAGCTCCGTAGACACGGGTTTTTCAGATGCTAAAACTGCTAGGGCTACAAACTTTAAGACCACAGGCGATGCTTTAAACGATGGATTTGCAGCGGCTACCGAGGAGCGAACTACCGCACAGAAAAACGTGTTAGACAGCCAAGGTACACTCCAAACAGACTTAGAAACGCTGGCAAGTGCAGCGGATATTTATGCGGGGCAGTCGCTAGACAATCAGGAAGCCTTGCAATTGGGCCAAGCCGGTTTTGTTAGTAATTTTGACGATTATACTCAGCGGTACGGACAAGACCAAGAGATATCGCAAAATTCACGAAACGATATATTTGACGCACAGTTAAATCAAAGTGATCAAATTCGTGGGGATATGCAAGACTACGAAAACTCTTCTGCGAAAGCTCAGATGGATATTTCTGCACAAGTAGCAGAACTGGATCGCCGTTTTGTAAGTGGCTTTGCTGGGCTAGATGCAGGTCAAATTATACAAGCCAGAAATTCTGCTTTATCGGCGGCAGGTCAATCAGGACTTGACCCTACGTTAAGTAGGAATTTTAATTTACTAGGAAACTCATTCGATGAAAACGGGCGTCTTGCACAGGCAAGTACTGATCAACAGGGCAATGTCACCCGGCGCTTCATGGATGAAATTGGTAACATAAACATAAATAAATCTGATGTTGCAGGGAACAGTATTTCCACCGATGTGATAAATCTTCGTCAAACATTGCAACAACTTAACAACGTGCAAAACGTAGCTGGAAGCAACGCCAGCATGGGGTCACCTACCCCCGCCAGGGGCTTTGTCTCTCCATTCACACAAACAGGATAAATCATGCATCCAACAACAGTATCAAAAGACTGCATTGAACTAGTTAAAAAGTTTGAAGGTCTGCACAAATTGAAAGACGATGGGATGGTACACGCCTATCGCTGTCCCGCAGGTAAATGGACTTGCGGGTACGGGGCAACCAAAGGAGTACGCTCTGGAGTTAAGTGGACTAAAGAATATGCCGAAATGCGCTTGATCGAAGACCTAGAGGAACACGGTAAGATTGTTAAGAAGTACGTTAATGTACCTTTGACGCAATCACAGTACGATTCCCTTACCTCATTCGTATTCAATTTAGGCGGTGGTGCGTTCAGATCATCAACCTTGCTGAAGCGTCTGAACTCTGGAAAATACGACGAATGCCCTGAACAGATTATGCGGTGGAACAAAGCCCGTGTCGATGGAAAACTGACGCCGCTTCGTGGTCTAACACGCAGACGTTCCGCAGAGGCCGCTATCTTTGCCCGTGATGCACAATTACCTTCTGATGAAGGTGGGCCACAAATGGTTCAGAAACCTACCGCAGAGGCTCCTAAATCGCTTGCTAAGTCTAAGACGATGGCAGGTGCAGGGATCGCTGGTGCTGCTACTGCAATGAATGAGGTTGCAGGGCAGATACAAGGGCTAGTTGCCTACGCCCCTATGTTAAAAACAATCTTCTTAGTGTGTGCAATCGGCGGCATAGCCTTGGCTGCATACGCTCGTTTCAAAGACAATAAAGAGGGCGTCCACTAGTGTTCATCTTTGGTAAAATTAAGATGTATATCATTGCGACTTTAGCATTGGCCCTGCCTATTATTTACGTCTTTGGGCAGATCAAAGGACGGGCAAAAGAGAAGAACAAAGTTCTGACTGATGAACTACAGGCGCAACAAAAGGCGGCTGATTTTTATAAGGCGATGTCTGAAAATGAGAGCGATACTCTTACTGACCGCCGCTCTGTCACTGACAGGTTGCGCAAAAACGGTCTATAGAACCCAGCTTGAAATCTACTGTCCCCAAATCAAGCAGTACGATGAGCGGTTCAACAACCAATTAGCTGATGAATTAGAAAGTCTTCCTGCCGCATCTACGGCAATCGATGAGGCTGTAAAAAACTACATCTACCTGCGGGATCGTATTCGTAGATGTAACGAAGAAAAGGATAAAATCTAATGGGCTTTTGGGCAGATACCTTTGGCGATGGAAATAGCTTCACAGAGAGTGTGGCAAATGTTTTTACTCCCAGTGATGGCGCTTCTTACGTTGGCGGCGAGCTTCAATATGATGCAGATAAGGATACTGCAGGCGGTGGTGGCGCAGTTACGAAGAATACAGATGGAAGCTATGGCAAGGGGTCACCCGGTGGTAAGGACTATTATTCCGGTGCTATGGATAGCGATACAACCAATGCCGCTGCTACGGCAGCGATTACTGTAGGATCTGCTCCGTCAGGTATAAGTAAACTTTTAGGGTTTGCCTCGCCTATTGGTATCATTGGTAAGCTTTCCGGCTGGGCCAATGACATTGATCCTGAAAAAGATGAGGCTAAAGATTTAAAGACAGAATCCGGGGCTACAAGAACAACCTACACAAACGCTGATGGATTTACCTATTCTTATAACTTTCTTGGGCTTCCATATGAGGTCAAAGATGTAGATGGCATTGCGGTGGATGCATTGTCTATTAAAGACAAGGAAACTAAATTAACCGGGTACGAAACAAAAGCGCAGGAAGCCCGTGATCGTGGCGACAACGATGACGCTGATGCTATCATGCAAGAAGCTGAAGATAACGCTACTGAGGACGATGGAAGTAATTCTGCAACTACTGGTGCTGAAACAATTGCTAAGATGGCCCGAGAAGCAGGTATGGTTACGAGTAATGAGGAGATCCAAGCTATCATCGATGATCCTGCGGGATGGTTAAAAGCAAATGGTGCAACTTTAGTAGACAAAGTTCCTAATTTAGATCCAGCAACAGCGGGTACACTATTAGATCCAAATAGCCCTAACTATCTCTTAGGAGAAAGTCCTAAAGTCGATATAAGCACCGTTGGAGATATTTCTACAGTCGATAGCGTAGCGAACCCAGGGGCAGAAACTTACGATGCCAGTACTACCGCTGACCAACTAGGAACGGATGAAACCACGGTTGATGCAGCTATAGGTGAGATCCGTGATGAGAACCTAGTAGATGCTGAACAGATCGACATGCAGGGCGCTGCTACAGGTGTTAATTCTGATGGTACACGAAGTGTCACAGGAGAAGCACTAAACGATTTTGCTGCCCAAGACATTAGTATGATTATTGATACGTCTACGGTTGGAGGTAAGCTCCTTGCAGATAAATTAGGGCAAGGCAACTACACAGATAGTAAGGCTACCATCCTAGGGCAGATGGAAATTATCTCTGCCGAATTCAAAAATTCAAAAGGGGAACCAATTATCCCCACCTGGGCGCAAGCTCTATCCCGTGATGTTGCAAAGACTATGGCATTCTCAGGTATTTCTGGGACAGCACAGACTGCCGCCATGTCTAACGCAATAATGGAAGCCACCTTGGGCATTGCGGAAAAAGAAGCAACATTCTTTCAGACCCTAACAACTAAGAATCTAGATAACCGCCAGCAAGCTATCATCAATAAGGCCAGTGTCCTTGCCAAATTTGAAGTGGCTAATTTAGATGCTCGACAGGCCGCAGCGGTTCAAAATGCTAAAGCATTTCTTGAAATGGACATGGCTAACCTTTCTAATGAGCAACAGGCTGAAGTTGTTAATACTCAAGCAATGGTTGACGCCCTGTTTAATGATCAGGCGGCTATTAACGCAGCCCGTCTATTTGGCGCAGAACAAACTAACGACATGCAAAAATATTATGACAATATGAATGCACAGATTTCGTTGCAAAACTCTGAACAGCTAAATCAGATGAAAAGGTTTAATACAGGTGAAATCAATGACGGGCGAGAGTTCAACGCCAAACTAGAGCAATCCCGTCAAGAGTTTTATGCCGACATGCAATACAACTTAGATCTTGCTAATGCCAAATGGCGTCAGACGGTAGCTACTACAACCACAGAAATGGAGTTTGATGCTGCAACAACTGACGTAAAGAATACACTAGATCTTTCCACAGAAGCTATGACCCGCATGTGGGATCGTGTGGACAATCTTCTAGACTATATTTTCAAAGGGTGGAATGCGGAGTCAGATCGTGATGCCACCATCCTAGCGGCTGAAATTAGAGCGCAAGCAGGTAGCAGCGGGGGCGGAAATAGTTTTCTAGACGGTTTGTTTAAGCTTGGTGCAGCG